CCCCGACGAAGGTACCTTCCGGGTAACCGTCTGGTTCTAGTCGGTGGCTTTTGGCCTCCAGCAAACGAGCGATCGTCAAGACTCCAATGCTCGACTTTGGGTCTATTGGGGCGGGAGCTGACGTGGAGCTGACTACCGCGGTGAACGGAGTGTTCAATACCGGTGGAGAAATAGTTGTGGTGTCTGCGCCTGACCTTGAGGCTGGCTTGGTTGCCAGCGGATATGTGTCTGCGGAGAACGAAGTCACCATACGAGTGTCGAATCTGACAACAGGTTCGATTGTTCCAATAGATCAACAATACAACCTGGCGGTGATCCAATGAGCGAAGAAGAAAACTTCGATTTCGAACCTGGACAAGAAAAGGAAGAGAAAGAAGAAGTTGTAGAGGAGAAGGCTGAGGAGTCTGCTCCGAAGGGACCGGTTTACGGTGTCGAGGAGAGCGGGAAGCTATACATCATCAAAGAATAGGGCGTAGTCCACTTCCACCCTCACAGAACCAATCTGTTTCGGAATGGTTTTGGCCTCTCTTTCTTGTTCTGTTTTTCCCCCACGCACTCCTGTCTCTCCATACAACAACGCGTCCGTGAGACATTCTGTCCGGACGGTGCATATATGACAGAAGGCTAGAGCCGCATCAACGGTCTTGGGGTCGAAGAACAGGGCTGGGTCTTGTCGCAAACATGCAGCGTTGTCGCGCCAGTCATCAATGAATTGCAAAGGTCTCCCCGTGAGCTGTGTCGGACACTTTAGACCAATCTTCACCACAGTTGTTGTCTATCCCTTGAGGTCCTTCAGCATTTCCAGAATCTGAACCTTGTTCACATGAACGAAGTGTTATCCTTTCCTGGAACGACGATTTCTAGGAGACACAAAATGGCAGATCTAGCGGCGCTAAAGGCTGCAGTCGATGTGGCCCAAGCAGCTCAAGACTCGCTCATTGAAGAACGAGCCTCTAAGAGAGCCAGCATGGTCAAGGCAGAATTTCTGGTCTACAACTATGCGACCGATCAACAGCAGAAGGACACCCAGGCTGCTCTAGGCGATGCCACGAAAGCTTTTCAAGCTGAACTCAAAGTGATTCGTTCCGATGCAGTCGAGAACGCAATCAATGTCGCGGTCGGGACAATCCACGAATCAAATAGCCCAGGGGGTGCTAACTAATGGCTGACACAGCCTTGACAGACATGAAAGGCCGGTTCGCTGAACTTCTCAACGACGGGGCCGACTTCCAGGTCATCCCATTGTCAGCGAAGGACTCCGACGGGGTGTTTGAGGATGGTTACGCCTCTGCGTCTATCACCAACATTCTTGGTGGTGGAGCGGTTGAGCAGACAGGTTCGACTTGGGTTCGGAAGACTCACACGAATGGCAACATCACCAGCTCGGCTGATGACTCTGCCAACCTTTGGCGAGTCGTTCTCGACGCTGACGACACTTGGTCAGCGGTCCTTGCATCGAACGATGTGGTGGCCTTGCTTATCGCAGAGGTGGGTTCGGGAGACGGTACAGACCGTGTTATCGGTCAGTGGGACTTCGCAGTTACGACAGACGGCAATGATGTCACTGCCAACTACGACCAGACCAACGGGATCTGGACTGCTGCATAGGTCCTAGCGATCTGTAATGGCGCAGTTCGCACGTCCAATAACAGATGTTGATGCTGGCTCTTGGTCATTAACGCCGTTCTTCTCGAAGATTGATGAGGACATCGGTGGTGGTGGTGACGATGTCACGGTTGCCTCTGAGCTAGTTGGCAACAACACCAATACGACTGACCTCGATCTGGAGGCTACCAACTCTGGCCTGACTGACCCAGCCGTTAACGTCGACCATATTCTCCGAGTCTTGTGGGCCAGCTCGTCCACCCGAGACATTATCGGGCACTTTGAGCTGTGGCAGGGAGTCCCCGATGTCGGGACGCTGATTGCCGACAACACGGTCACCATCTTCGACGCCACCGAACTCACCAGCGCCTATACGCTGACCGGCACCGAAGCCGACAACATCACGGATTACAACGACCTGTACTTCACCCTGTGGGGTCGGGGAGCGCAGGGTGGTGCAGACCGTTCTCTGGTTGTTGATGCCGCTGAGTTCGAATTTCCTGATGCTGCGGGTGGTCAGACGATTGCTGTGGGTGTCATGGCTGAAACCAATTCACTCGTTGCTGCTGATCCGGTGAAACCGATCATCCAGGCGGTTGGGGTTCTTGCTCAAACAGATTCTCTGATTACTGCGGCTGCGGAGAAGCCGATCATTACTGCCATCGGAGTTTTCGCTGAGACAGACTCACTGATTCCGACGCCTCCTATCAAGGTTGCTCCTATTGGAGTGCTTGGGGAAACCGACTCATTGATTACTGCTGTTCCGGTGAAGCCGATCATTACAGCAGTTGGAGTTCTTCCTGAAACAGACTCACTGATTTTGACGCCTCCCATCAAGGTTGCACCTATCGGAGTGCTTGGCGAAACAGATGCGCTGGTGGCTGTATCAGGAATCAAAACGGCTGATGTCGGGACTTTGGCTGAAACTGACAGTCTGATCACTATTGCTGTGGTGCAACCAGGGGGTCAAGAGATAGCCGTTACCACTCTTGCTGAGATTGAGATTTTGAATGCAATTCAGGCAATCAAGATCGCCAATATCGGGACGTTAGCTGAAACCGACACGTTGCTACCTGTAGGAGTGTCGATCTTCAAGACCATCGGGACCCTGGCTGAAATTGACTCGCTGTTGCCGGTTGGTGTGTCCATTTTCAAGACCATCGGAACGCTCGCGGAGATTGAATCATTGATCGCGATCAGTGGGATAAAGATCGCGGACATCGGAACGCTCGCGGAAGTGGATTCGCTGCTGCCGGTTGGTGTGTCCATTTTCAAGACCATCGGAACGCTCGCGGAGATTGAAAGCTTGATTGCGATCAGCGGAATCAAGACCGTTGATGTCGGCACGCTTGTTGAGGTGAACAGTCTCCTTCCTGTAGGAGTGTCCATATACCGTCATGTTGGAACATTGGCGGAACTTGATGTTCTCATAATGGTTGAGGAGGGTGGTACTCAGACTGTCACTGTCACAACTCTGGCCGGAATCGAAACTCTGCTTCCTGTCGGAGTGTCAATCTTCAAGACAGTCGGAACGCTGGCTGAAGTGGAATCCTTGATTGCGATTAGCGGAATCAAGACCGTTGATGTTGGTACGTTGGCAGAATTGGATAGCTTATTGGCGGTCAGTGGGATCAAGACCGTCGACATTGGCACGTTGGCTGAAGTGGATTCGTTGCTTGCGATCAGCGGGTTGAAGACAGTCACGGTCGGAGTTCTCAGTGAAATTGATTCGCTGGTAGCCATTCAAGCCCTGAAGCCGATTGTCCAATCAGTTGGAACACTGGCGGAAACAGATTTGCTTATCGCTGTTGGTCTTGTCCAGGGGTTGCCGTTCGCTCTACTCATGCGGGTTGCTTCTGTCGAGTATGACGATACCCAGTCAACGTTGGTTGAGGGGAGGGTTGTCTAATGCCCACCTTCATGACCGAGGCGATAGCTAGGACTCTTTACAAGTCACCTGTACCCCAACAAGTAATCAATGGAGTCGTTCAGAACCCTCAACCACCGATCACCTATGGCCCTGACTACGACGCAATCGACTATGTCTCTAAGTATGAGACTCGTAGGAACTGGCTGACTGGTCGTGGCCTCGACAACAACGCTGACGTGCTTGTAGTTGGTTGTGGCTATGGAGCATTGATCGCCTACCTGATGGATGCTGGGATCAACACCTACGGTCTGGAACCAGGCAGTTGGATTTGGGACAACATTAACGACTTCCAACCGGAAGCTGCCGTCAGAGCCGTCATGGGTGATGACTGGGTTGGGTCAGGCACGGAGAAGGCCACCCTCAACGCTCTCGGGTTCGGGGGTAACGCCAGGTTCACGTTCGTCGTGGACGAGGACGCCGCTCCTGCTCACACCGATGCAGAGCTACCTGCCTTCATCTCAGGGCTGGAAGACCGATTGCAGGGCAATGCCAGAGGTCGGATCATCCATATCGTTTCCGTCATGGACATAGAACGAGGTCCAGGCGACTCGTCGCAGAACTGGAAGACCCTGGCCGATTGGAAGGCTGTCGAACCGGCCCACACCTGGGTTGACCGGCGAGGAAATATCGGGTGAGCAAAAGTACGATTACAGGCCATTCATATCCGGAGTTCGCGGGCCGGTTGTTGTTTGTTGCGTCTGACGGTGACCTCTTCGCCATAGGTGAAACTGGATCAACTATCTCCGTTTACCGATCCACTGACGGCGGATCAACCTGGGGATCGGCGGTCACCACCACGGCAGGCACCAACGCCATCGGAGCCATTTCGGGGGTCAAATTCGGTTCTGACCTGATCGCTTTTGCCTGGTCTTCCGACTCTCACACTCCGTCGATGTCTAACCCCAGCCGTGACATTGAATATCAAGAGTTCAACATGGCGACCAACTCCTGGTCGGGGTCGGTTGACTCAGTAGGGACATTCGAAACCGACATCGGTCCTGATCAGGAAGTGATCGGCATCTGCGCTCGCACTTCAGATCGAGTGATCCTCCACGGATCAGAACACACCGACATGGGATCAACCTTCCGTGACCTAGCTATCTCTCACGGCACGTCAGGTTCGTGGACCACCAATGTTCGTGTTGGACGCTCCAACGGCGACGAAGCGAAGATGGGAGTGGTAGCGACTGGGTCGAACTCAGATGACGCCCACATTGTTTTCTACATGTCAGTAGCGGGGAGCACAGGTGAGGTAGGTACCACTCTCAACGGGTCCGATTCTCTGTCCACAAGAGTTGATCTCGTGTTTGCTTTTACGGCTGGTTTGCGCCGAGCGCAACAAATTGTTTCTTGGGATGACGGTGGAACCCGAAGGATCAATACCAGCAACTACGTCGCCTTTGGTCATTCCGCTGTCCAGCTTCACGGCGAGGACGGCAGTCTCGACATAACTGGCGACCAAGACCCTGGGTCTGATCCCTTTGGAGGTACTGATCGAGCGGTAGCTCTAGTTGTCGATGAAGACGAAGGTGATCTATACGCACTCCGTGGTCACACCGATCAAGACCTTTTTTACAATGTTGCTGCTGGTGGGGCCAAAGCAAACTTCGGATCACCCATTGAGCTAGAAGACGGGATCACTGGTGGCGATCGGATCGACGCTATCTGGTTCACACACACATCAGGCAACGGCGGCGACCAAGTCATTGGATACATTTTTACCGACCTTACCAGCACCAAATACGGTGAGCTTGTCCTGGTTTCCGGTGGAGGTCAAACGATTGCGGTGGGTGTTTTGGCTGAAACCAACTCACTCATTACTTCAGTTCCAGTTAAGCCAATCATTCAGGCAGTCACGGTTCTGGGCGAAACGGATGACTTGGTGCCTGCCGCGCTTGTCCAAGGGACGGTCGCTGTCGGGGTTTTGGCCGAGCTGAACCTTCTGATCAGCAGTGGGTTCGTCACACCGGATCTGACTCCGTTCACGTCAGGGAATGACAACACACCGGCCACGTCGATCGCGACAGCGTCAATCTCGCCCACTCCGAACAGGCTCATCCTCGCCGCGGTCGTAGCCACAGGGCTGGGTACGGTGCCTGTACCGACCGCCTCGGGGAACGGGCTGACGTGGGTTATTGTCCGAGACTTTCAATTTGACACTACCGGCACCAAGCGACGGTTGACACTTTTCCGGGCGCTCGGTAGTTCCCCGTCTGTTGGTGTGGTCACATTCGATTACGGCTCGGACACACAGGAAACCTGGTCGTGGTCGATTGTTGAGTTCGACAATGTTGACACGTCGGGTACGAATGGTTCCGGAGCGATCGTCCAAGACGTACAAGACCCCGTGGGTGCTGACTCGGGGATACAAGAGATTGATGTTGTTCTCGCCGCGTTCGGCGCAACGCACAACGTCACCTATGGAGTCGCCTCGAAGCAAGACAACATCGAGAACATGGTTGGCGATCCGGGAATGATCGACATTCACGACGAGTCTGACGCCAACAACGACACCCGGTTACGCAGTCAGTGGTTTCGCGGCGAGGACACGGGCGGGCAGAGCCTCGATGTCTCTTGGTCTTGGTCATCGACTAATCGTGCGGCTGTCGGGTTCGCCGTTGAGGTCAAGGCGAGCGGTGTCGCCACGACACTCCCGCAGAAGGTCGCCACCATCGGGACGTTGGCTGAAATCGAATCGCTGATAGCTGCTGAAGTGGTTCAGGCGGGTGGCCAGGACATAGCAGTGACGATTTTGGCTGAGACGGATGCCCTCGTGGTCGTCCAGCCGATCAAGGTTGCACCCATCGGCACCATTGCCGAGTCGGATGTTTTGGTTTCTATAGCTGCGCTCAAGCCGATCATTACTTCGGTGGGAACGCTGACCGAAGTCGATGTCCTCAACGCGATCCAGGCGCTTAAGGTTGCACCTATCGGAGTGTTGGGTGAAACGGACTCGTTGATTTCTGCGGGTGTTTCAATCTTCGAGACCATCGGAACGTTGGGAGAGACAGATGCGCTAATCCCAACACCCCCCACCAAGGTTGCTGTGATCGGGACTTTGGCTGAGACAGATGGACTGGTCTCTATTACTGGAATCAAAACTGCGGATGTCGGGACTTTGGCAGAGACCAACAGTCTGATCGTTATCGAAGTCGTTCAACCAGGTGAGCAGATCATAGTTGTTACGACTCTGGCCGAGCTTGAGACTCTTATAGCAATCCAGGCAATCAAGGTTGTGCCTATTGGAACCCTGGCCGAAACCGACGCGCTGGTGCCAGTAGGGGTATCAATCTTCGAAACCATTGGCACCTTGACCGAAGTTGATGCGTTGGTGTCAGCGGGAGTGTCGATCTTCGCAACCATTGGCACCTTGGCTGAGATTGAGACGCTGATTTCAGCTCAACCAATCAAGATTGCATCCATCGGGACTCTGGCTGAGACCGATGTGCTGGTGTCAGCAGGAGTATCAATCTTCGAAACCATCGGGACGTTGGCTGAAATAGAGGCTCTGATTGCAGCGCAAGCGATCAAGATCGCCAACATCGGCACTCTTGCCGAAATTGATTCGCTGATTCCTGCGGGAGTGTCCATTTTCGAGACTATTGGCACCTTGGCTGAAATTGAGTCATTGATCGCAGCGCAAGCGATCAAAATTGCATCCATTGGCACCCTGGCCGAAACCGACGCGCTAGTGCCAGTGGGTGTGTCGATCTTTGAGACTATTGGAACTCTGGCCGAAGTTGAGGCTCTGATCGCGCTTCAAGCGATCAAGGTGGCGAACATTGGCACGTTGGCTGAAATCGAGTCTCTTCTTGCGATTCAGCCGGTGAAGCCAATCATCACAGCAGTTGGATCGTTGGCCGAATCTGAATCATTGATTGCCGTTGGTCCCGTGAAGGTTGCCAACATCGGCACTTTGTCTGAAGCCGAATCACTGATAGCAATACAGCCGGTCAAACCGATCATCACTCCGGTTGGGGTACTCGCAGAAAACGAAACTCTATTGGTGATAGCACCAACGAAGTTTGCCAACATCGGCACACTCGCTGAAGTCGAGGCTCTTCTATCTATACCTGGGATCAAGACGGTCAACGTCGGCATTCTGGTGGAAACAGATACGCTTGTCGCGATCACTGTGGTAGGCGAACAAACTATTGCAGTCGCCACACTCGCTGAAGTCGAATCACTTATAGCTGCTCAGGCTTTGAAGATTGCTTCTATCGGAGTAATAGCTGAAACAGACGCGCTAATTGCGATCCAAGCACGCAAGATAGCGAACATCGGAACGCTTAGCGAAACTGAAATACTGATAGCGATTCAGGCTTTGAAGCTGGCTCCTATCGGAGTGTTGGCTGAGACGGACACGCTGATTCCCGTCCCTGCCGTAAAGCCGATCGTCACTTCAGTCGGAACACTCGCGGAGATAGAAGCTCTTCTGGCTATCGCCGGGATAAAGACTTTCAACATCGGTACTTTGGCTGAAGCAGAATCGCTAATTGGGATCGCTGCGGTCAAGCCAATCATTACGGCTATCGGTGTGCTGGCTGAGATTGAATCGTTGTTGCCAATAGGCGCATTGAAGGTGGCGTTGATTGGCACTATCGCTGAACTCGAATCATTGATTGGGATCAGTGGAATCAAGACCGCTGACATTGGCACGCTCGCTGAATCGGACATCCTTGTTCCGGTGTCGGCAGCATTGGCTCAGACCATCGCTGTCAACACGCTGGCTGAACTCAATGCGTTGATAGCTGTAGGTGCAATCAAGGTCGCGAACATCGGGACACTGGCTGAAATTGAAACCCTGCTGTCAATATTGGCCGTTAAACCAATCATCACTCCGGTTGGCATACTGACCGAACTCGATGCGCTGGTCGCTGTCAGTGGGCTGAAGCTTGCAACGGTCGGGACCCTGGCCGAAGTCGAAACCTTGTTGGCAATTCAAGGCTTGAAGATTGCTGACATCGGGACGCTTGCCGAACTCGAATCCCTGATAGCTATCGCCAGCGGGAGAGGCTTTGGAGTGGGGACCCTCCCAGAGGTTGACGCGCTACTGCCGGTGCAACCGCTCAAGGTTGCCCAGATCGGAACCCTGGCCGAAGTCGAGACGCTGCTACCGATACTGGCAGTCAAACCGATCATCACCGCTGTTGGCACACTAGCCGAGCTAGACGCGCTGATAGCTGCCAGCCCATTGAAAGACGTTCAGATGGGCACGCTGGCGGAGGTGGACTCACTCATAGCGATCGACGCGTTGAAGATCGCTCCGGTTGGGACCATTGCTGAAGTCAACAGCTTGCTATCAATAGCAGGATTCAAGACTGTTGACATCGGAACAATGGCTGAACTGGAAACGCTGCTGTCGATATCTGCTGACAAGAGCGTGTCTGTGGGAACAGTTCTAGAAACCGATGGGCTGATTCCAATCGACACATTGAAGATTGCTTCGGTTGGGACCATTGCTGAAAGTGATGTTCTGGTTGGGATCATTGTCATTCTGGGCGAGCCGGTCATCTTCGTTATGAATGTGTCCACCGAGCAGAAGGACACAACTAAGGATTCTGTTCAGTATGACACCAGACAGGGCGCTACAGTTGAGGGTACGTAAGGTTCGCATGAAGGAAACGCATGGCTGCACCAACTAAAACGGACCTGGGGGCCTTCGCTGAAGGTGAAGTTCCGCCAGACCTACAAATCACGTATAGGGACTTTGACAATGTGGTCGTCGACCTGACAGGGTTCACCAATCTTCAGATGAACATTGAAGAAGAGCTGGCGGGAACGTCAGGCTTCGGGACTGGAACTATCCTTTTGACTGATCCTACGGGTGGGGTTGTTACCTACACCTGGGTTCGTGCTGACATGACAACGACAGGTGAATACACAGCCCAAGCGTGGGTGGACAACGGCACCAAGTATTTTGCTTCTGACCTCTATATCTACACGGTCTACGATGGACCAGGGGAACAGCCCACATAATGGCTACTTTGATTGAAGACCTAATTCCAATGTTCAATAGGGAAATCAACATTCCTGGTGACGAACAGCTTCCCACTCTGTCAGCGGCGAACAAGATTGGATACATCACAGATGGGTTCTGGGATGCCAAGTTGTCTGAGATGTTGCAAACCTACACGGTGGTCGATGGCATAGATGTAGATCCGCCTCAGACCACGGGCAAGGACTACATCACGGACTCGGCAACCAAGGTAAAAGATCTACCCACGGAGCTGCACATGCTGGTTGTGATCACCGCTGGGTTCCGACTACTTCGGTTGAAGATCATGGACCTGGCAGTCAACTTCACAGCGGAAGCTGGTCCGGTTTCGTTCGAACAACAGGCGTCGGCCACAGTGTTGCGTGCCATACTCGCCAATCTTCAGATGCGCCTCAATGAATTGAAGGTTCAGTATTCGGATGCGTTCAGTGGCAGCTTCCACTATTGGGATGGGCAAGCTCAGGCTGCGGCTTCGGACTTGGCTATGTTGGGTGAGCTGACCACTCTGGTCTAGGACTCTCAAACACGTCGCATCGTCTGAGTCTGATTCGGACAATCTACATAAGCCCTGGTCAGCTCCGGCTCGCGAAACTAATCTTACTTCGAGAATGATGACTCTTGAAAAAAAACTCTGATAGATGCTGAGAATACGGACTATTCAGTCTAATCCCTGGTTCTTAAACTTAGGTTACCCTAGGGGTCCACAGCGAATCGTTCGCATGAAGGATTGAATCAGGAGTTTGCATCTGGGGGAACGACCTGGGCTTTCACACTTGATGCGGATTTAAATAATCGTGTACGTATCTCCTAACGACCTTCTTGACACAGGCTCCCGTTGTTCGATATAATTAGTACATGGCCGAAGTAGACCTCCAAAAAGAAATCGCTGAGATAGCCAAGAGCAAAACAGGTGAGGGCGATGCCATCGAAACGGTTTTAGCAACGCACACCGAAGGGGAAGCTGGCGAGAAGCTCTGGTTGTTCCGTGGCTGGGAGACATCACCAATGTTTGAATTGGCATTGGGGGAGAACTGGCACTACCGCGTATACGCTGAACCGTACAAGCCGTTGTGGGAAGACACCCTCAAACTGCTGGAAAAGCGTGAGTCCAAAGATCCTGTCCTGATAGACCTCGTAATCAAGTACGAGTGGATTGAGAACCGTCGGATCGCTGTCCACCTCCACGATACGACCATTCGAGAGTTGGACCCCAAGGAAGAATTCGATCTGTGAAGGCGCGTGGCCCACTCGCTACTGCTGGTTGGATTGTGTTCGTTGCGGTCTTGTTCGTTGGGTGGGGGTTCATTCTCATGCTCATGATTGCGGCCTTTAATTGACGCTTTGCGTTTGGACGCTAGAGTTCCAAATTCAAGGGCGAACAAGTCCTGGACATCGGGCAGGCCGACAAGAACAGCGGAAGCCACTAATCCAGGCAGGCAGTAGCCCCAACATACACGCTGCCTCTTTACATCTTCCTTCTAATACGCGCGTTTTGCCAATGAGTTGAATCGCACGCATGTTTCAGGTATCCTTGACAACGATATGAAATCCTCTGATACAAAGTTCAAGGTTCTAGAGGCAGTCATTGATCATTACGAGACTGCTTCATTCGGTCCCACTGTTGATGAGGTACGTGAGACAGTCGGACTAGGAACACGTTCCTCTGCACAGTTCCACATAAACGATCTAGTCGAACAAGGCTTTCTCAGTCACCTTCCAGGACGCGCGAGAACCCTTCACGCCACTGAAACAGGCAAACAGCTTGTTGTTCTGATGCGGTCAGTACACGTTGCCCAAAGTTGAAGTACGTGTTCCTAATGAGTTGCAAGACTTCTACGGAGAATCTCGACCTATTTTGGTCCAGCAAATCCGAATGCAAGGCATAGAACTCGCTTGCGAACAGTTGATGGGCATGTCCCGACGCGAAATGACTACTCAAGAACTCACGTCTGCGCTAGAGGCATATCGCGAACTTCGCGTCACCGCTGAGGAACAAACTGAAATGTTGGACAGGGTTCAATTGATGCTGAAAGTCGTCGGCCAGAACCTCATGGATGACTATGAAACCAGTTCTAGCGCGTGACTTACTACGCATAGTCGTATTCATACCCTTCTACTCTGACAATCTTGAAGCGGTAATCGACCGCGCCTGGTGGTGGGCAGACGACATCTACGCTGTTGTCCCTCCAAATCTCCAAGTGGATGCTCTTTCGTTTGAAACGAATCGGGCTTCGTCTTACAAAAACCTGGATCTGATGCAAGATGCCTATGACGATTGTCTGAAGAGAACCCGTATAGAAGAAGGGGATTACATTTGCATCCTCTATCCAGATGAGGTGGTGGTTCAGTCCAGCGCACTACGGCCAGCTATCAGAAACCATCACGGCAAGGGGATAGGGCTGTCTGTCATCGCAATGCACGACAAGGTTGATTACCGCGACGACTATCGGTCGAGGACGATGATATGGCCGTTGTTTCCTTATCAGCCTCAAGGAAGGTTCATAGATCCCAATTATCAGATTCGTGGTCCTGGTTATGTCCATGAACTAGAAAGAGTTGAAATCCCTGCCGCTACCATGCTCACATACCAGTTTGCTTCACCTGAACAACGCGAGCATTGGGCCAGTGTTCTAGCTGATCCTGGTTTGACCGCGCCACCGCCCCTGGCAACATGGACTGGTGGAGGTACCCTTTAAATCATGACCGATCCAGCATATGTAGGCACCCTGTTGGTCAGGGGAGAATCCGGCACCGAGTTTGAGGTGCTTAACCAGGACGAGAAGAACTATTTCGAAACGAACCTGGCGAAGTACAAGGAGCAGTTTCGGTTCGAAAATGTATCTGACCTTGCAGACGTAGACCGACTGTTGGGTCTTGAGCTGTTGTCATACAGGTATACGGCATGGCTGATGAAAGGGTCTGACTACGAAGGACTGCAATTCTCTGATAAGGATGTCCGAGACCACAAACAGAAGGTCGACACTGAAATTCGACTTCTCAAGAAGAACATGGGAATGGACCGCAGAGGACGAGTCGAGTCTGAAGCCGAGTCCGTTTCTGAGTACCTCAAGAATCTGTTACGTCGTGCGGGTGAGTTCGGTGTTCACCGAGACAGGGAAATAGCCGAGGCCATAAATCTGTGGAACGATTTGAAGACGATGATCGGTCTTCACGACAGGACGGATGCAGAAGAACGTCTCCACTTGGGGGTCGAAGAAACTCAAATCATAGAGTGGATCAGAAATGTGGCTATCCCGCGGTACGATGCCATCGACGATGCGTTCAGAAAAAATCAACGCAGTTGGATAAAGGACATAAGCTGATGGTTGACGAGCAGGACGTTAAGGGAACCGAGGATGCTTCTGGTGCTTCTGTAGAGGGACCTGAAGATCATCATCCCATAGAAGATCCTGGGCATACTCAAGATCCTCCCGCGGAAGAAGCTGTTGCTGACGAAGAAGAGCTACCTGGCCCCTCTCTTTCCCCAAGTGAGGCTTCTCAAGTCAAAATGGTGGCTGGATCGACGGCTTTTGCTAAGCGCCACAATAAGGCAGTAGCCAAGCGCATAGACAGCGAAAAATAGTCCCCAAAAGAATGGGCGGCGATGTTGGGCGTCCCCTATTCTGTCTCGCGGTTGGGGAGGGTTGTGCTGGCTCTCCCCCTCCGCCCATCCTTCGTTCGAACACTTGTTGTAGTATTGCCATATGGCTGTTCGAAGTGTTGATCTAACTGAGGAAGAGTCCTATTTCCTCGCGATGATCCAGGATCCTTCGGGGATTGATCTGGCTGAGTTCATGTGGGAAGACCCGATTGCTCACAACACTGAGAAGATATTTCGTGCGTGGGACTTTCAGATTCCGTGGTGGCGGGACACGTCCACGTTCATGTTGGATCAATGCGCCCGTACCGTAGGGAAAACTCAGTCGATCATTTTGCGAGCCTGGGCGTTCCCCATTCAGTATCCAGGCGCGGAAATGGTGGTCACTGCACCTGAACTGGTCCACCTTGATCCTTTGACTTCTCGTATTGAGGACAGGATCAAAGACACTCGGATTACGAGAGAACTCTTACCCAAGGGTGTGGGGCGTGGGTTCAAACATCGGCCCTTCCAAGTAGGATTTCGTAATGGGTCGAAGATACTGGGGCGGATACCACAGCGAGACGGAAAAGGAGTTAAGGGCCTCCATCCTCTCCGCCTGGAACTCGATGAAGCTCAAGACTTTCCCATGCAAGGATGGATCGAACTCGTTGAAACCCTCCGACATGGAGAACAAGATGCCCAATGGCGCGCTCATGGCGTATCGCGTGGAGTCAGGGACGAGTTTTATCGTCACAGCCAGGAGGGGTCCGGATGGTCCGTACACCGCCTCACTGGTATGCATCGTCCGACATGGAGCGATCAGGAGCGCATAGACAAAATCGAGGCGTATGGGTCTAGAGACTCACCTGATTACAAGCGGAACATTCTCGGTGTCCACGGTGACGCCACCAACCCTCTGTTCGTGTTGCATCGGCTGATGGCTTGTGTGGATGAGAACCAGGAGTCGGATTACAACGCTGACGTTTACTACAACCTTCGCATCCAGGCGGAAGCGATAACGAACAACATCACGGATCTGATCAATATCCCAGGCTCACATAGTCAGTGGAAGACCACATGGGCCGGGATGGACGTTGGAATGACCAACCATCCCACAGAGATTCTGGTGTTTGGTGAGGAGAAGGCGAAGAAGGGTGAACCCGTTTTGCGTTTGATTGCTCGATATCACTTGGAGCGGATCAGATCAGCGGATCAACGCAAGGTCATTGAGTTCTTGTTCGACTTCTACAAGTTCCAGCAGTTCACCTTGGACCGTACCGGTTTGGGTCTTCCCTTGTTCCAGGAATTGCAAGATGGTGCGCCTGACATCATGAAGAAAGTGGTTGGTTACAACGCTGACGAAAAGGTTGTTGTCGGGTGGGACGAATACGAAGACTGGGAAGATCCCAAGGATTACGAAATCAGACGGATGGCTAAGGAGCATGGCTATGACCTGCTCAGAAGTTATGTGGATCAGAAACGTTTGATTCTTCCTTGGGACCGTGAGCTATTGGGTGAATGGCAGGGACAAACCTGGACGAGAGCAACGTCCGAAACCAATGCGTATGGCAAGAAGTCGTTTGCTGCGGGCAAGTTTCACACGCTAGACGCTGGGTCCTTGTTCGTTTTGGGAAAAGAGCTTCACGCGTTGGAGACTTTACGCAAGATGCGGGACGATCAGGAGAACGTCCCCATAGTGTTCGTTTGAACGACTAAGCTGCTCTAAGTGGTAACTAAGACAGTAGAAGCTCCCGAATTGACCGTTGTAGAGGAGTATCAAGAGGAACTCAAAGCCATTGTGGACACTCTTACCTCCCTAGACATGGGTCAAGTGGGGTCGGTGATTGAGGCTTGCATGGGGCTGATGGGGAGATGCACCGAGATGCACATTGAGTTGACGTACATGGAACTTACTGACAGAAAAGCCAAGGTGTTGCGCACTTTGTATCTCAAGCCAGTCATGGACCTCATTGAGTTCTTGTTCAAGGGGGGATCGCGATTGACCGAGGTCTACCGACAAGAGATGGAGCTGAGTAAATGACTGACGACCGCGACACGGGCATCGTCGAAGACGCCAACTATCACGAAGCTGTTCTGGAGGACGGAGTGGTAGTCGTCAGCGAAGTTGCGGCTGATGAACTGATGGCGTCGGAAGCCTTTCGCATGGTGGGCGGACAGATCCAACGGGCCTTGGCGAATTGGGCAGAAGACATACGTCAGCCGACCCGTAGAGAGAAAGGTCTGTTCTCGCGTAACAAGTACGTTACTCCAGGACACGTTCACGGACAGATGGCTTTGGCTTATGACGCTGCTGACGATGACATCGTGTCCGGTGTCTTGGAAACGTCCGAGTCCATTGCTTTCCAGAAGGTCACTTTTGAATCCGAAGACAAAGACCAGGAGAATGTGTGGAACCAGATTGCCGCTGACCTCAATCTCGATGGCTTTATGCGTTCAGCTTTTCGTGAACTCGCTCTTGTTTCCCAGATTTACCCAGTTCGATGGTGGGGTCAAAAGAAGTACACGGTTTCAGGCAAGGGTGAGAGTCGGGCGCGTCGCAAAACCTACAACCTTTCTGTTCCTGTCGGTCTCGGATTTTTAGACCCAACCCGTGTTGTTCCCGTTAGTGGAGACATTTTCGGCGGAACGCAACTGGCGTGGGTTGCCACAGATGAAGAATTTGATGCTGCCAAAGAGCCAGATCTCGAAGACCGTCTTATGTCCAGCCTCTTTGTGGGTCAATACAAACCGGGTAAATCAGAAATAGCAAAGCTCGACAAAGAGAAAGTTGACCCTGACAGGCTTGTTCTACTCAACCCTGAATTCGTTTTTCGTCACACTCTGACCAAAGCTCCGTTTGATCGGTGGGCGGCCCTTCGTATGAAGAGTCTGTTTCCATTGCTTGATCTGAAGCATCAGCTTCGTGAAATGGATCGTGCTTGGCTCCTGGGAGGGATCAACTTTGTTGTGTTGGTCACCAGAGGAACCGACACTCGACCGTCGAACGTGACCGAAGTGAACGAGACAGCGGCCATGATGCGAGTCCAGTCCAAGTCTCCGATCATCGTCACCGATCACAGGATCAAGATTGAAATCATCACTCCTGACATCGAACACATTCTGAACTCTGAGAAGTGGAAGGTGTTGGACGAACGGATTTTGATGAAGATGTGGGGAACGTTCACGATGCCCTCAGACGCGGGGGGCGCTGAAACCTCTCTAACTTTGGGCAAGGTGATCGCTCGAGGTCTGGGTTCTCGTCGCCATATGTTGAAACGTTCCATTGAACAAGACATAGTTCGTCCTACGCAAGAACACATGCTGAACGAGGATGAGGACTTTGATGCAAAGGTTCGCATGGAATATCGACCACGCCATATTGAATTGACATTCGATACTCTTCTGGGTGGTCAGTTGCAAGAGCTTCGAGACCGGGGCGACCTTTCAAGAGAGACAATCCTTTCAGAGTTGCAGTTCGATCAAGAGCTGGAAGCGCAACGCCGAGAGTTCGAAGATGAGAAGTATGCCGATACCTTCGCTCCGGTCAACGTGCCGTTCGATAGTCCAGAAAAGACAACTCCTTCTGGTTCAGGGCGGAAGGCCAGCAGTACGAAGACGACTGCGCCCAAGAAAAAGGACTGATGTGGGATCATGGATTCGATTATCAGACCGCTAGGAGATGACGATGCTGGAGATTTACGGCGATAAGTTTTATGCCACCTCAAAGGCGTACATCGTGACGGAGCCGAAAGACATGCCAGTTGAAATGGCATCTGAGTTTTCGATGAGCAGTTCCAATGCTTCGTTCATATGGATAGCGGGTCGTTATGTCCAGGCGGACAACGCGAACAAGAAAGGGCACTTCTGGACTGTCAATGATCTAAAGGAGAGCGAAGCGTCTATTGCACATACTCCGCTCAATGTGGCGCACAAGTGGGATCGTCCTATTGGGACTGTCGTTCAAACGAAGATGGTCCAGCGGGAGAACGCTGATGCTGGTTTGACCAATCCTGAAATTCAGGCGTTGAGTGTGATTTGGGCAGCGGTCTTCCCCCAGGTGGCTACCGAAGTCAAAGATGCTCACAAGCAGGGCACTTTGTTCTACAGCATGGAATGTGTTGCAGAACAGAAACAGTGTTTGCAATGTGAGCAGACTTTTGATTATGCCGCCACGGGTGCTGAAGTGTGTGAGCATCTCGGCCAGGACGACCGAGCGCCGCGCCGTTTCATCAACACGATGTTCTTGGGTGCAGCCTTGATCTTTCCGCCAGAACGACCGGCTTGGAAGGATGCTGACATCACGGATGTTGCCAGTGAATTGACAAAGGAATACGCCCAACGTGATTCTGAAGCCAGTATTTGGGAAGGTCTGATGGACCACGTAATGGCGAATGACGTACGTGTGTCCTAATTATTTTTCACTTTCCAGTTATAGTTCACACGAAGGATGAGATTGAGTCATGTCCAAGTCGTATAAGGAGCTTCATGATCTTCTGCTTGAAGGCAAGCCGGAGGGAGCAGACCACGATCAGGACAAGTGCCCGATCTGTTCCAAAGTAAAGGAAACAGCCTCACAGGAGGAGAATGTGACAGACGAAGCAATTTTCACTACGGAGCAGCATGAGCAGCTTCTTAGTGCTGCTGTCGAGAACGCAAAGGGTGAGGCTACGGCTGAAGCTGATGCAGAAGTTCTCCGTCTAAATGAGCAGCTCAAGCAAGCGGAAGGAAAGGCTGAAGCAGCCGAGACGAAAGTCGCGGGTCTTGAGACTTCGATTTCCGATCGTGATGAGGCCGAACGCCTTGACACACTTGCTGACGTACGAGCAGAGCTTGTGAAGAAGGCGGTCAACTTCAGCGACGAGCAGATCGAGGCAAGAAAAGAATCCTGGGCAAAGAAGGACGATGAGGAGTTCGAAGCTCTTGTGGAGGACTACAAGGCGGCTGCGGAAGCGGCTACTGCGAAGTCTGGCAACAAGGACGAGGGCAAACCCAAGTCGAAGTTCGACGGGATTCGTCAAACCGCAGGCGATGACACTGGACCGGAGGCGCTCAAGGAGTTCTTCCACACAGGTCTAGCCGCTGTTTAGTTCAAGGAGGTGAACTGAATGGGTTCAAGTACAGGCACCCGAAACTTCGGGATGCGACGTTTCACGAACCTTGTGCGCGAGGGCCGACTTCGCTCAGCAGTGGGATCGAGCCTGCGTCTTGGGATAATGGTAGAACAGAATCCCGGGACACCAGCAGAGATTCGTGAAGCCGATGGCAGCTCAGGTGCGGCTATTGGTGGTTCAGGCAGCGTTCTGAACTCCAATGTTGGGATTCTTTGGTATGAGCATGATTCTCAGACCTTCAATGATCCTGCATTCGGTGGAGCAGCCGGACTATTACCTCAAGACCTTGACACGGCACCAGCCGCTCGATTGGTCCAGGTATTGTCAGGCAAGGGTGTGAAAATTTGGCTGAGAAATACAGCCCTAGACACGACTGAGCCAGGATTGAATTTCCCGGCTGTCCGTGCAGCAGTGGTAATGGTTGATGACATTGCCGGTCTGACCGTGGGGGATAACCTCGGTTGGAACGACTCGTCCACATTTTGGGCTGTCACTACAACCGCTGCCGAAGCGTTCATGGTCGTGACTTCGATAGATCAATCCGATACGCGTGTTGAATGCACGCTCTTGGTATAAGGGGGGGTGAATCTAAATGTCTGCTGATCTAAAGAGTCTTGTTGACAACTACGGTCGCTCAACCGAGGACCGAGCCAAGATCGCTGAGTTGATCAAGTTGGTCAACGCTGAAGCGAAAGAAAACTGGCATGACCCAGAGTGGAGACGTGAGATGGCTGCTGTGATGACGCAATCCATCCTTGAAGGTTTCCAGTTTGAGACGTTCTACGACCAGATCATTGACGTTGATCGCATGGGCTTTGATGACCGTGCCATCCTGGAGGAAGAGACCGGACTTGAGGTCTTCTTCGTCGCTAAGGGTGGACACATCGAGGCTAGCTCTCTAGTCAGTGAGGTTTTGGAGCTGCCCAGAGACACTCTGGCCTTTCATGTCTACGAGTTTGAGGACAAGATGGAGTCGAACTTCGCGAAGAGCGCTGCTTCACTTCGAAATCTCGCTGTCAAGCGTCTGGATGCTGGTGTCAACCAGCAGATCCGTGCGTTGGTAGAAGCGGCGATTGACCCGTCCTCACCGTTCTATATCACGGGAGCAGGTCTGAGCCAGTCGGCTTTGAACCAGGCCATCCGTGAGATTCGGGACGAGACAAACTCCGATGACGTAACGATCATGGGGCGTTCCCCAATGGTTGACCAAATCACGGACTTCCCAGGCTTCGCAGATGAAGCTCTGGAAGAGATTCGTGCCCGAGGTCGACTTGGTGTGTACCACGGTGCATCCATCGTTTCGGCAAAAAACTTCAGAGACGAGAATGGCGTCTCCTACATTCCGGCGAACGAGTTGTTCGTTATCGCCAAGGATGCGGGACTCTTTGCCATGTACGGAGGTCTGAAGTCCAAGGAGTATGTCGAGCAAGATAACTGGTACTGGCACTACATCGGACGCCAGGACTTTGGTGGAGTCGTCCACCGTCCTGAGAGAATCCGGCGAGTAGTTGACACCGCTATCACTCCATAGTCCTGAACGGACACTGAACGAGAGACCCCTCGGTTAACGGGGGGTTTCTCTTTTGGGGAAATTGAAGAAGGGGTCGCATATATGCAACCCCTTTTGAGGGGAAATTGAAGAGGGGGTCGCATTTCTGCAACCCCCTCATGTGGACAGAGGATTCTTCAACCTCTAACTACGGGTCAAGAGTCGAAAAAACAATTTCATGTCGTTTCAAATTTTCCGCAGTACCAACAGCTAGTTTGTCAACCATCCACACACCCTTGGGACAAACTCCCGCAAGTAGGTCTCGCTCTTCTCAGCAGTTGCCCTTCAAAGCGCCTTTCGGTGGGCTTGGTAGCCCTCTACCTTCCGGTGTGGTTGCTGTGCCTTGTCCCCAGCCTTGACTGTAAGACATTTCGGCCAGTCCGATGCTGGCAGCTAACCAGCAAGTTGTTTGAAACCTACTGAGCAGGAACCGTGGTGTCAAGCGATTATGAGAATGTTTCTCAATTCTGTCTTGGCCTGTGTAAGCTTCGTGTGAACGAAAGGCAGGAATGTGGATCAAGCTCCTCAAAACATAGAAGTGTGGAAAAACGTGACCAAAGGTATGCGCTGGTTCACGCGATTCAATATGCAAGGTGCAGAGACCGATGGGCGTGTGCAGGGTGGGAGAACATTCACTTTGACTCCTTTTGAGCGGCAGGTGAACCAGGAGAAGGCTGCGAGTAATGAGCTTGACCTGTTTCGCAACGGTACTTTCATTATGGTGCGTGGTGCCAATGACACCATTGAGGAAGAGATTCGATCCCCGAGTTCTTTGACGCAGAGCGAACTTTCGGATCTAGCCGTTCAGGTGTTGGCTGAACCTGACGACCTGGAAGGCATTTTGGTGGACATTGGTCCCTCTATCACCACTTTGGACCGGTTCAAAGAGTTTTTGATTGCTCATGAGGCTCCTGCTGGAGCGATTGAGAAGGTGGAAGCGGCGTTTTACGCAGCGGAAAATACAGGGGATCGAGCGTTGAAGCAGCCTGTTGTGCGTCGGCGGGTTGTCGGAGCGAGTGAGGTTGTAGAGACAGCGCCTCCAGCCGAATAGAGGGGAACAATGGCTGAGTTCAAGGATGGCCTCCAAGCCATCGCAAAGATAGATGCAGGCTCTCTTCGGGAAACGTTCAAACGAACGATGATCATGGGGTTGCCTGATGTTGAGGCGGATCAACCCACCTTCTTTTTTGAACGCGTGGTTACGTGGTCTGATTTTGATCGAGACAACAACCCTTGGGACTGGACGGCAGCTCCATTGACTGAGACGCTAGTTGCTGCTGTTTCTCCGATTTGTGCTTACGAGTTCTTTGCTCCCTTGGGTCGTCAGGGGTCTTCCTATACCGAGGTTGGTGAGTTCAATCCGACAACGGTTGTCTTCACGTTTACGGATGACGAGTTTCTGCGTGTTAAAGACTCATCTTTTGCGACCATTGGCCCTTCAGATCAGAAATGGTATTTCCGATACTTCAAACCTCAGGTGAACCTTGGATCGTTGGGGATTTTTCAGGCTCATTTCGTGGCTACGGGCGGGGAGGGTGACTAGGTGGTACTTGAGGGTGGACTACGTGACCGGATGATTCATGAGTCTCTTGGTAGGCACATCGAAACTGATCTGACCACTCGCGGGTGGTTTGATGCTGGTCGAGACCACGCGCCCATCATCGTGATCACTGGGTTTCCAAACGATACGGATGAGGTTGAAATCAATACCATTGCCTTTTCTGTGGAAGATGCCACTGGAGAAGATCTGGAGATGGGGTCTTTGTCAGAAGTTCATCAGACAGCTTTCTTCGTGGATATGTTCATGGAGGATGATGCGGTTGGGTGGCACTTGTCAGGTGATGTGTATTCCTTTGTGAGAAAGAATGCAGCGAGCCTTGATGTGTTCGATTACTCCCAGGGTGGAGATCCCGTGGATTTTACGGTGTCCTTGATTGAAATACAGAGACGGAAGCCAACTAGAGCGGTCAATTCCTGGCAACGACACTGGTTCACTGTGGGGCTGATTGCTGAGGACTTTAGAACCAATGTCTAACCACAACACGATGGCAGCCAATTTGATTGCTGCCCGAGGGAATCGGACTACGGCAATGGTTTTAGGGTGGCTAGAAGACAATGTGTATGAGTTCCTTGATGACGATGTGCAGAGAAATACCCGCAAAATGATTCTCGACAACATCAACGGTTTCAAGGACCTGGCTATAGATATCGTCAAATCTGATACGGCGTACATGAACGAAATCTGGTTGGAGAAAATAGACCAGATCCATGAGGCGATAAAAGCTCGTGGTTGATATCGCGTTTAAACAGGATAGTTCTCTGACCAAAATACCTACCTTGTATCAGTTGGTCGCTGAAGGCGTGGCGCGGAAGATGCCTGGTGTCCACAGGCAGGCCATTGTCAAGATTGGTGTGCTGGCTAAGAAGAATTTCGTTGCGAAGATTGAGCGACCGGCCCATTCTGCTTCGTTGGGGCGTGCAGAATATGGACGGAATCGGGTGTCAGGCAAGTTTACTTTCGGTAAGGGATTGACGTTCGAAGGGCGTCTACTGCCGAAAAGCCCAACTATTCAGGGGTTTGGTTATCCAGACGTAGGTAGAGCAGACAAGGCGACCAAGGGAGTCTGGCGATTTTTGGAAGAAGGAGCTGAATATCCAGCAGCCCTAGGTGGTCGTCCGTGGCCTTTTGGAGGGCGAGCAGCCTTCTTTGTTCCAGGTGCCGACAAGCCTTTTATCAAGGCTCAGAGCGGTAGGGACGATCAGATACGACCAGGGGTAGGTCAGAAGGTGGAGTTCAAGTCGAAAACCATTGAGGCACGGTTCTATATCAAGGAAGCAGTGGAGACCATCCGTGTTTCCTTTGTGGAGCCTGCTTATCAGAAGCTTTTGGATAAAGCCGTGGAGGAGGCTGGTGGTTAAGTGCCCCCGATCCCCGCGTTTGACTGGTATTCTTCACACGAAGGTTCAAAAGGAGCGTAAAACGTGGCAATCAAAGGTGGTCAGATTCTTCATATTGCTGGCGCTGTTCAGGGAACTGATGTCGGTCAGTTTGTTGTTGACCGTATCCAGACTGGTGGCGTTACAGGGATCAACGTCAATGAAGACAAAATCGAAGAGCTGGGCAATGTCGAGACGGTGGGAACGGTTCGTGACATTCCAGACTTGACCTTTGAGGTTGAGTCCTTCGATGTAACAACGGAGATGGAGTCGGTTATCACCGGTGGTGACAACACGGAATCTGCGGGAGCGAAGTTCCTTCTAACTGATGCTGTCCCGTTGGACATTCTTTCTCCATACAAGTCAAAGAACTTGTTCACCGTTGACGACGGTTCTGTTGTCATCCCGAACTTGTCGCTTGAGTCGGTCTCTTACAGCATGTCGTTGACGGACGCGATGTCTACGACGTACGGGTTCAGAGGAGACTCTGTTTACTACGTTCCGGGATCGCCATACCGAGAGCCGTTCTCTGGTGATGGCATTATCGTGGCGTTCTCCACCGCGAACTCGATGCTTCAGACGGTCATCGGTGCGCAGACCTACTTTGCACTTGCTGTTTATGTGGACGGAGCGAAGCAGCGGATTGTCAACGATTACACCGATGATGCGACTTCAGTGACGTTCGTTACTGCGCCTCCATCGGGTACAGACAACGTTGTGATTGTCTACGGTTCGTCTACGCCAGCAACGTTCCTCCAGGCGGTTCACAACACCGCGGACCCTGCGGGAGTTCGTGGTCGAGACATTCAGATCCAGTTGGGTGATGGTGCTGCCATGTATACCGATTGGTTCGGGGTTCAGTCTGTGAATATTGATTGGGCAGTGACTTTGGAAAGAGATGAGGAGTTCGACAACCCGTTTGTTGTGGCTCAAGACTTCGATACGCCTGACGTAACGGGGTCTGTGACGATGAAGCCAACAGATGTGGCCGCTTTGTTCTCGCAGATTCAGCAGATTGCCGACTTGACTTCTACGGACATCATCAACGCCACGCAAGATCCGGCGGAGGTAGAGTTCAGATGCGTCATCAAGGATGCTGCTGGTGCGACCACAAAGACCCTCCAGTTGGATAACGTCAAGTGGGAGATGCCTGCTCTAGCGGGGAATGTTGGACAGAAGCAGGAAGCCGACTTCACCTTCACATCTGCCGATAGCGTCCTGAATGTCTACAAGGGCGATCAGCCGTAATAGCTCGGGTGAGACCCCCTTCGGGGGGCTTCACCTATTACAAGAAGCTTTGGCTAATGTTCAGTGGGGCGAACCTTCTGTTCTCTCTAAGAGTGCATCGACGAGTGGTGTGTCACATCTGAGGTCCGTGGCTCGCGCTGACAGCTCGCTTGCTCTTGATATTGGTGTGGAGCCTCCCTTTGAAGTCGCTTTTTGGGCGAAGGTTGCTCCTGGTGGGTTCATAGCGCCTCATATTGATGCTGGTCCCTGGTGGGAACGCTGGCATTTCCCTGTCGAGGCGGGTGGATGGTTTTGGGAGGAGAGCAAGGGACATTTCCAACCGGCGCAACCATTCACGGTGCGCCATTGGGAGCCTCATGCTGTCTACAACAATAGTGATCTGTCACGAATCCATTTCATTGTTGACCGAGCGGTTCATCCCCCTGATGCTCCACTTGAAGGGCCTCTTGTCATAACGGAAATGATTCCTGAGATCGCAGCTCTTTTCTCCGATTAGGCTATCCTTCAAGTGAAGGATTGGATGGAGGATTGAATGGCTGACAAGAAGCCTGCTCGATTGCAAGACCTGTTTCAAACAGGCAAAGAAGTAACGCTCGACTTCGAAATTGATGATGAGACTTTCGAAGTGAAAATGTGGATGCGGAAACCGCTACCCGCTCAAGCAGAGGAAGCTCTAACTAGGTCTCGCGGACAACAGGTGCGACGTAAGCGGATCTATCAGGACAAGGACTCAGATGAGTACCTGACCCTTGTGGGTGATGTGGAGACCATTGAAACTCGTGATGAGGTGATGGACAGAATCCTCATGTTCGATCATGCCAAGCTGAGGCAGACTGCTTACAACGAAGTTCTCTACAACCCAGAGAACTCTCCTCATGATGATGAGGGCAAACTGATTTTTGGTGAAGCGGGTCAGTATTACTTGGACTTGCTTGATGGAATTGGCAATCGGATGGATGAGATAAGAACCTTCAATGAGGGCCTTGAGGAGGAGGACGAAGCGTTGGAGCTTACTTTCAAGGATGATGAAGAATTGGTCAAGCTGCGCAAGCAGGAAGACATTTTCGAAAACGCTGTTACGGATCGGATTGAGGAATTGACGAAAGTCAATAGGGCAGAATTCAAAGGCGTGAAGTTGGCGGGGTTGCAGAAGGAGCTAGTCAAGAGGCTCATTGAGGGTGACTCAAACATGCATTGGTATGCCGAGTATCAGAAGTGGATGCTCTATCACTCGTGCAGGGCTTTGGACGATCACAAGAGGTCGTACTTCAGGAGTCCAGATGAGTTGGCAGCTTTGCCCGGAAGCGTATTGATGTTATTACAGACAGAACTTGATCAGTTTGAGTCGGGGCAGGAAGCCATAAAAAACTCGCTCAGTCTTCAGCTTTCCTCAGACTCGTAAGAGTCTCTAAGGCAACTGGGGACACGTTCTTTCCGGACGGACTTCAACAGGCGTCACATGACCTTGTGACCGCAGTGAGCGAGAGTCTTACGGTACTCTCATGGTTTGAGAACTTGCCGGAGGATGAGCAACCTCCACGGCATATTTGGTGGTCGGACGAATTAGTAGCCGACTGGTTCAGGAACGTTAGAGCCAATAGAGGAAAGAAGACAAACAAGACTTCTTTCTATGAACAGTCTGAGGACGTTCCGATGGATGAAAACGAAATGATCGACCGCTCCGGAGGGGTTCCGGTGATCAAGAGTGCCGACTGAATTCTCGTATACGTTCTCGGTCAAAATCAAGGATCTGCTTTCTGATCTTGCAGCTCTGACGAGCGTTGCCACAACGACCGAAGCTGCTTTGAGGAAGATGGGTGAGGCGGCAGCGGCAGTCAACCTTTCCGCACTAGGTAAAGGGCTTGATCTTAAGACGCAGACCAATGAGCTTCACGCGCTCACACAGCAACTTGCGCGATTACGGCAGCTCCAAAAGGACTTGGCTGCGTCGAGAACCAGGGACGTAAAATCTGGGGAATTCACTGGTGGTAAGTCATTCATCAAAGTTCCTGACAATCTGAAAAGCGCATTTCCGGACGCTGAAGCTTTCGGTGTTGGAAAGGAGACTATTGCACAAGCGATAGAAGCGGCTAAGCAGCCGGTAAAAGAGCTTGAAGCGTTGATGGAAGCTGCTGGTCTGAAGCTTTTAGAAGGCGTAAACCAGGCGAAGATTCTTCTGAGAGAAGTGGCCGTTTCGTTCGGAACGTTGGGGTCGGCAGGGTTTGAACAGTCGATACAGAAGATTCTCAGTGGTCAGACGTTGCAGCAGGCAGGGAACCAACGGCTAATCAAATTAGAGGAACGTCGGCTGTCTATTTCTAGGCAGATTGCGGATGTTAACAACCTGATTGAACGTGCGGGAGGGGGCCGATTCGCTGATCGAATTAGTAAGCAGGCAGGTAAGTTGACTCAGGATCGTGACGTGGCTGCTGAAAGGGTAAGACGAGCTGAACAAGATGTAGCCAAATTTGCGGCGTCGGGAAACACCAGTCGGCGGGAAGGTTTGTTGTTAGCGCAAAAGTTGACGGCTGAGCTGGCTAAACAGCAAAGAATCGAGTCCGATGCTAACGCCAATAGGGGGGTTGCTCGAAGTCTGGGTGCCCTGAAAGAAGAGACTGGGTTGGGTCCTCCACTCGCAGAGCTTGAGCAGTCACTTCAGCAAGTCAACGAACAGATAGTTGAGATGCAGATAGGTGGTCCGGAAGCTTTCAAACAAATGGAGGCTGCCGCGCCTGGTGTTACTGCTGCGTTCCAGAGGCTTGAAGTGAACGCAAGGAAGCAAGTCGTTCTTCAACGGATCTTGAATACTACGGCTGACAAAGCATCCGAGAAATATCAACGGCTTGCTGCCCAACTAGACAGGGCGAGACAGGCTCAGAAGCAATTGTCGGCAGCGTTCGGTCAATTTACCAACAAGATCGCTTCGTCTAAGGACGTACAGGTTCTTGATCCAAACAAACTTAAAGCCAATCTTGGCTTCTTGGAGAAAACGCTGGTGGGAGCATTCGATGGCTTCGCACGAAGGTTCCAAGCCACTCTCCAGTTTGCACTCTCCGCAGCCATCATTTTCGGGGTGCAAAAGCTGGCTCGTGAGCTACTTTCGACAGCTATTGAAGTGGAGAGAGCGTTCGCTGATATTGAATCAGCTCTGGAATTCGATATCGGTTTTAAACGTGGGACAGCCGAATTCGCTTCGGAGGTCGAAGATGTGCGGCAGGGAGTGTTGGCAGCAGCTAACGACCTGAACGTTCTTCCGACCGTGGCTAACGAGATAGCGTTCAAGATGGTTGCACGTTTCAGAGACATTGACAGCGCGATTATTGCAACCCGAGCGCAGATGCTTGCCCTGAAAATTTCAACTATTGATTCCGCTGAAGTGTTGCGTGCTTTGACGGCTGTTGCGGAAGGGTTTGCTGCTGCGACTCTGGTACTCAACTCGGATTTGAGCTTGCAGGATCGTTTGCTTAGACAAGAAACGGAGGCTCTGAAGAATTACGGCAGAGCTTTGGATTTGGCTACTCAAATTCAACAGACGTGGGGAGTAGAGGTAGAGGACTCTTTGGAGGGGACGGCCCGAGCCACTGAAGTCTTCAGCCAGTTGGGGTTCTCTCTTGAAGAGACGATGGCGATCGTTGCTGCTGTGACTGTCCGGTTGGGTCAGACAGGTCAGGTGTTGGCTGAGAAGCTTGTCCGGTCCATTGGTCAGATTACGTCTCCGCAGATTAGAGACCAACTTTTGGATTTGGCGGTTGCTAGCGAAGCGCTGAACCTTACTTTCGAGGATTTTGACAGCGGTGCTGGTGTCTTAAGGAAGCTCCTTGATCAGTTTGATCGGATTGAGCAACTGGAGCCTGATACGGCTAACAGGTTGTTCCAGATTATCGGTCAACGTCGAGAGGTGGAGGTCGTCGCCACTGTTCTTGGCACTCGGGACATTCAAGACGACATTATTTCGGCAGCGGATAACGCGGCGGGGGCGGCGGAACGCCGGTTTGGTTTCTTGCGGTCCACGATTTCAGAAGTGCTTGCGTCACTGGCAGTTGGGTTTGAGGAGTTCGCACAAAACCTGGCGGTGTTGGGGACGCTGGGACCATTCAAGCTGTTGCTTACTACTGCCGATGAATTGCTTCAGCTTTTGAACAAGATAGCGGGCGTTGTCATTGGATTCATCAATGCCCTAGACAAGCTGGTTCCGATAGGGGATCTTGGATTCGGTACCTTCTTGGCGACGCTGGCAACTGCCATTGTTTCTTTGACCGCCATCGCAAAGATTTTGAAGTCGATTGGGACCACCAACCTTCTGTTAGGTGGTGGGAAAGCTGGTCTTCAAGCGGCCCTTGGAGGGGCGGGGCGAGCTGCTGCTGTCGGAGGTGCCGTTGGCTTGGGGGCTGGTAACAAACGTTCAGCATCATTGGTGGCTCTTCAGGGATTGGCGTTAGTGGCTAAACCTGTGGAACGGGCTTTGAAGAATCTGGCTGCGACTTTTGTCAATGCTGGTAAGCGGTTGTTTGTCCAATTCCAACGGTTGTTTGGCGTTCGTGCCATCAACACCGCCACCATACAGACAGAGACTAGAGCCAGGATTACGGGGATTGCCACCTTGAGCGCTGCAAATAGGGCTTCTCTGATCTTCTTCGGAAAGTTGTTGATATTCGTTGCTGCTGCTGTCTGGGTCGGTGCGCTTGTTACTGGTCTTATTAACTCGCACAGAGCCTTGAAAGAGTGGACCGAGGCGCTTGAAGAATCTAGAAGAAATGTTGAGCGAGAGATTATCGAAGAGGACATCACTGATCCTCTTGAAATAGCGGTTAGAACAACTGCTGCTGCCTTAGAAAACGTCGAGAACATTGCTGATAAGGAAAGCAATTTGGGTGACAGGCTTGCCGCTCAGTTCGTCGACTTTGCTGACCTTTCTCAACAAGAGTTGAAGCGGCGTAGGAAATTCTTCGAACCCGAGACGGATATTATCGACGAGGTTGTTTTCGCTACCGGTACGGATGATTTGGTGAGGCGATCACTTGCACCCGGCACGGAAGAACATTTTCAGATCAATATGGCTGACGCTCTCAGAGATTCGATGGTGGAGGCGATTGAGCAACAGATGGTTGAGGCCACGCGTTTGCTGACTACTACTTCAATAGGTCAAGATCCGAACGCGGCGGAAGCTATTTCTGAGCTTCAACGGTCGCAACTTGGTGTTCTCAAGCTGCTTTCCGATGCGGGCAATCAGAAGGAGATTGACTTTGCAGTTGCCGCAGCCCAGGAGTGGGAGAACGATTTCAAGAGATTTGAAAGACAGTGGGGTATCAGCATTGGTCAGACAGAGGAGTCGTTGAATAATCTCAAGGCGAGATTGAAGGCTACTCAAGCGGACAGTCGTCTTGGTCGGGTCAGCGGAACGGATACCTTGGCTGAGCTAGATGAGATACGTATAGACGCGCAGAGAGAGGTTGATCGTCGTCCGGAGGGGGAGGACAGAAACAAGTTCATTGCACTTGTTGAGCAGACCAATGATGCTTTCCAGGCCAAGATTCGGGAGAACTTTGAGCGAAAGCAAGCTGTTATCGACTTGTTGGAAACAGAGTCAGCGGCTCTTACTCAGAAGGTCGATGGCTTGAAGGGCCTTATCCAGCAATTCAATGCCGAGAAGAACTTTAAGGCAGCTCAGGATGCATTCATAGAAATGATTCAGACTCAACGGCAGTTGGTAGATTCTTTGATCAGCACGGCTCAGAGCAACTTGGCTTTAGCTAACGCGTTGGGTAGCGGGATTGAAGATCAGATCAAGGCGCAACAAGCATACGTTGACTCGTTGAGAGCAATATTCGAATCACAATTCCCTTCAGGTGGAACTGATGAGATAAGGGATTTCAAGAGGTTTGTCAAAGATCCGGAGTTTGCTGACCAAGTGAACCAAATCCAACAGGGACAAGCCGCATTGAATAATTTGATAGATCAAGCGGCGGTGCGGAGAGTGGTAGCAGAAGCCAAGGCGACAGGTCCCGTGTTGTCACAGTTGACGAACCTTACGGCTCAGTTGGCAGGGGCTAGGTTGAAGCTGGAGCAAGCTACTGATGGGTCTATAGAGGCCATAGAAGGTCTGAACGAAGTCAATCTCACCCTGGCGAACATCGCTCAAAATCTGTTGAAGGCTGCTCAGGCATACACGCTGCTTCAGGCTGGTGTGAACGATTCTATGTTCAAGCTCAAGGCAGAGATTACCAACGTTGCATTAGAGTTGGTCTTGGCTAAAGACCAGTACGATGAGAACAGCGCAGAATATAGGAACCTGTTGCTTCGTCAGCTTGAGTTGAGAAATTCATTGGCGCAAGCTGTCTTGAGTCTTCGTGATCTAAATCGAAGACTGGAATCGGATGTTACGAACGCCTTTGAACAGGCTCAACTTGACCTGGTTGCTATCTTGGAGCAGTTGGCAGCTCCGGATTTGGGACCGCTCGAAAAGGCGACTCTTGAGTTGGAGAAGAAGAACGCTGAAGCAGCAGCCAAGGGTGCCTTCTTTGACGACAAGCTCTTTGGCTTGAATTTCCAGTTTGAGACCGGAGATATTGGATTGTCGCAGTACATCAATGCACTTAGGTCTCTGTTGGAGACCGTTGACACTACGACTGATCAGGGCAAGAAGATTTGGTTGGAGATTAACGGTTTGATTGAGGGGCTGGAGGGTGACGTAGCCGATATGCAGTTCAACATTCCAGGGTCGATACGACTACCCACATTGTTTGAGGTGCGACGGTCGTTGGCAGCAGACCAGTTGGGAGTCAACTATCAGGACAACCGAACGCAACTGATCAATCTGACGATAGATGATCCGTTGACGTTGGCAGAGGTGTTGGCTGCTATCGAAGATGCGTTTGGTGCCGATGTTCAGCGAGTGACTGCTGGCAACGTCGGCGTAGCGACGGCACCCTTCTAATGGCTGCGTGGACCTTGACAGACAACTCAAGCGGATCACCAGTGGTGTTCACTTTTCCGATTAACCCAAATGAGTTCACACCGCCAGGTCGGAACGCAACCATTGGGACAACCTTGGGGACAGCTCCTAACTCCACAGCCATCTTGATGCAGGGTCGTGACGCGATCAGGGGTGGATCGTTTACTGGTGCTGTGTTGACAGAAACCTTCTTCAACGATTTGCAGACAGAAGCCGACAAGGGTTATCCGTTGGAGTTGACAGACGATCAGGGGACCAAATTGGATATTCTCATTACGGCTATCAAATGGGAACGGGTACGTCGGTTCCATCATCCATTTCGACACGACTACACCATTGACTTCCTTGAAGTGACCTAATGCGAAACATGCCTGAAGCAATGTGGGACATCTGGGAGTCGGGTCAGTTTATAGGTCTCAACAAGCCGGTTATTCGTGCCGTTATTCAGAAGAGTACGTTGCGTCAACTTGGTCCTTGGCGAACTCTTTTGTTCGGACAGGACGAACCTAATTACGAGATTCCGAACATTAAAGCTGTGTCTATTGACACTCGCCACCAGTCGGATGCTGCGTCGATGACGATGACGATTCTGAACCAGAGACCCATTGACCCAACAGCCAATCTTGACCTCACTCATGCTGGTCAAACTCCTTCATCAGTACAGGGGCCATCGGTGAGGACTCTTGGGGATTTGGCGTTTCCTGGTTACTACTCCTTCCGACGGGGCGAGACTCCCTCCAGCTTGGCGAGATGGGGTCATGATTCTGATCCGATCTGGGCGGACATGTTCATTCCCAATCGCGTCATACGAACATTCCAGGGTTACGGAACGGACGGATCGGTTAATCCCTGGGATGACACCAATCTGATACTCACCGGAACATGGTTGATCGACAATGTGTCTTTCGACGCCAAAGGAATCATCACGATCCAGTGTCGGGACACCGCCAAACTTCTTATCGAACAGAGGCTCTACCCACCGATTATTCCGCTAGCCCAGTACCCGCTGAAAATCTGTGCTGACGAGATTGTCACTACCGAGGAGACCAATCCCGTAACTACTGGTCAGGAAGAGGTGATTGGCGAGAACGTAGCCTTTCACATGCCAGCTAGTTTGGGATGGGACTCATCATCAGCCCCTTGGTACAAGCCTCATTACAACCCTTCTATCTATGGGCACCACGCTTCTCACGCCTTCGATGGGGATGGGTCCACTTATTGGCTGTCGGTCGGTAACAGCGGTCCTAACAAGGTCTGGTCTTTTGAATGGATTGGGTCTGTTTGTAACGGTGAGCCGATCCGACGAATCAGAATGAAACCCAAGTGGGGAGGATACGTTTGCTACGTCGCGGTCAAAGAGAATGGCAAGTGGCAAGGGACTAACAGGGTTCCGTACGGGAAGACTTCTACGCCTGCTTTCCCTAACGGATCAGACAAGCTCTATGTGAAGAAGGTCAACGTTCCTAGGAACGAAGAGTGGTTCAACATTGACCTGGGTCGGACTTATAACGCTGACGAGGTGTGGTTGATCTTCACTAATCTGGCTAATTCAGGTATTGGCACTTATCCATATCGTGCCGGTGTCAAAGAGTTTCAGGTGATGGGCTACACGCCCGACAAGACAACAACTGTCGATGTGACTACTGAGATAGAGACTCTTATTCCTGGGAACATTAGGGATTACACCGACATCATCAAAGTCTTCGCTGCTTGGTCTGGGTTCTATTGGCCTTACGGTCCGCAAGATGACATTTTGCAGGAGTGGGAGGCAGACCTCAAGCAGAAAGATGCTGACGCATATGCGGCGCTTCCAGATAGCTTGGTGGACGGGAAGGGAAGGGCTTGGGGAGACTTTGCGTATTCGGGGGCGTTCCCCGTTGAGCCTGTTTGCATTCCCGAAGCATTTTGGGACAACAAATCAGTCATGGACGGGATTAACCAGATCAAGGAGATACTCGGGTTCATTTTCTATGTAGACGCGACCGGCGGGATCGTTTGGAGAATGCCCAACATTTGGAGTACTGGCAACTTCATCAGCGGTGTTGGGTTTGTCGGTCCAGACAGTGTAAGAACCATTGATGAGACTCAAGTTTTGGTCGACTATGGAGTCAACATCAATGATGAAGCGTTGCGTTCTGAGATTCACGTTGTTGCTGCTGAACAACCCACACTTCACACTTCTATATCGCCTGGATTTGTTGAGGGTGAGGTTACCCCGAAAGCTGTCGAGAAATCCGGTGACTTGAATCTGCTGGGAGGCCAAGAGCGTGTCATGTTGGTGGCGAACTATCCCTTTGTGTCCCAAGAGGAGGTTGACAAGTTTGCTTACTTGATTTCGTTGTGGATTCACTGGTCATATCGCAAGGGCAAATTCCGCATCGCTGGCAACCCTGCCTACGAACCCGACGATCAGGTGAGAATCTTTGAGCGTGTGACTTCAGAGTCTTACATTCATTACCTTCAGGGGATCAACTCCGTCATGGACGTGGACGCTGGTACATGGTTCATGGATGTGTCAACTCATTGGTTGGGTATCGGTCCTGACGCTACGTGGGTGGTTAACACCTATAACGATATGCCACCGGCGCTGTTCGCATACTTGCTTGCTATTGGAGCTATCGACAAGGACGGTGTGTTTGGGGAAGATCTTCCGGATGGTTGGGACCCGGTATATGAATACCCAGAGCTTCCAGAAGATTATCCACGCATTTTGGACGATTACGCTCACCTGTTTCCAGGGCTACCCACCATCAACTATCCCTACGATGATTCGTGGTCGGACAAAGACATTGCGGATGACAGCGGTGGTGGTTATGAACAAGAACCTAATGATGCAACCGGTGGGGGAGCCGTTAACTCTCGCTCTCAACAGTGGCGGTACTCCTATTGGGGAGCTAGGTGTAGTGATCTGACGACGATTACTTTCAGGTTGAGGGGGTCACCTGCTGCTCAGACCAGCACGAAGACTACGACAGTACCGAGAGCAGCTTCCCTGGCGTTTCGTAGGTTGGGGAGCGCGTTGGGTGCTAACAACTACAACGTCACTTCCTGTGCTGCTTGGGCTGGATGTAATCGGAAGATTGCTGGGACGAACAGGTATTCGGCTCATGCTTGGGGGTTGGCTATTGACATCAACCCTGGCATCAATCCGTGTTGTAATGAACACTGGGGACCCTGGTTTGCTCGACCCCTCTCTCCTTCTTTTTACAACGCTGTGAAACGAATCATGAAGATTCGAACTGCCACAAGCAATACCCGCGTCTTTGGTTGGGGAGGCTATTGGACGAATAAGCATGACTACATGCACTTCGAAATTATTTGCACCAGAAAACAGATTCTTGAGGGCGGGGGAGTGGTGCAGAGATGACGCTATCTGATATTGGTAAGGCGCATGATCTTCAGAGACGCCTCCAAAGAACCAACCAGCCGTTAAATTCCCGTCGTCAGGCTGCGAAGCAAACTGAAGTAGATCTTGAAACGTGGGCGGGTCTTGACAAGATCAAATATGAGTTCGACGTGACAGGAACAGGAGAAGGTATTTGGGGTCCGGTCTACTTCGGACGGGCATACGATTCGCCGCCCTTTTTTACTCACTCGGGAGTAGCCGTAACAGGGTTTGAGAGCGGACCGCGCTTTACGGTAGGGGTCAGCGAATGGATTCGAGACGAACAAGACATGTATGTGGGGGCCAACTTGTGGGTCAGGTTGGATTCAACGTTCGCTAATGAGCCGCGTCGTTCAAGTGAACCTTGCTCAGAAGGTCCGGTCATATTCGGGAGCAATATTCTCAAAGATCCAGGGTTTGAATTTCATTTTGAGAGGGTTCCGATAGGTCCAAAGATAACGCATCATGGTGGTGTACCCCAAAAAGGGATGGCTTTCCCTGGAGATGGGTTTGGTGCTGGGCAAGCGAATACGGGCAGCTTGTATTGGACTCATGAGAACATTCAAGACAGGCTCTATTATGACGTAAACGGGTGGACTGTGTGGTCTAACAACGAAGGGGCTGTTCCTCCGGCGACGCCAGAGCTTTCGACAGAAAACCCAAGGTCAGGCACCTACCACTGGCGAGTCTCATTCTTCATTGGTGACGGTGGAAGCACAGAGACATACCCCACCCCCATAGGTGGCAGTTATTGTGCCCTTAAAAACGGTCGGATAGAGGGGTATTCTGCTCGGTGTGAGGAAGGGAACCTTGTTCGATATTCTGCTCATGTCACGGTGTCAGATCCGTTCGATGGGCCATTCGGTGTGCGCGTAACTATCACTTTCTTCGATAAAGATTCCGATGTCATTTCTGGTGCGTTCGGTCCAACCCCCAGCCTGACTACCTCCTACGTGAAATATGAATATTCTGCCACGGCTCCTCCTAATACCCATACTTGCGTGGTTGAGGCTGAGATAGAAAATGGCTCTTTCCCGCTCGAAGGGGCTTCCAGGGACATTCATTTTGATGTGGATGACTGCGTGTTGGAGGTGAGCCACTCATGAGCTTGCTGTCTGATGGAGGATTTGAGAACACTATTGCCAATAATGGGGGAGGGCCTCTTGGCAATGAGATTCCGAAACTCAATCATCTAGCTGATCCTTTTGAGTCCCGTGAGGTTGGGACCAAGCTGTTGTGGCCCAGCAACAATACGCAAGCTGCGGTAGTGGGGGGCTTGAATTCTCCGTACGATTGGATTCAGCAAGATATAGACGAAGCCGGGGGGTTTGTGATTCGTCAATTCCCTGAATTCAATCACGGGGGAGACTTCAACACGGATGATCCTATGCCCCAGACTGGGAATGCTTGCGCCATGTTGGAGTCGGCCACGTTCAAGAACAGCACAGTCTTGGCTTCGGACATTCAAACCAGTTTCGATTTCAAGGGAACCGATTTTGGGGGCTTCAACCAGAATTGGGAGAAGAGAATGGTTGGTTGGCGTGTTGATCCTGGAGCTGTCATCAACTTTCAGATCAGGATTAGAGGGCTAACTGGCGGTGCGACTTCACACGGACTGGTTTTGGCTTATTACAGCGAGCTTGGGTTCTTGAAACAGTTGGGACCTAGCTTTGCAAGTGTTCCCATCATCTATGAGACTAGAACCATGAGCGAGACCGTGCCTGCTACAACCGGTCCGTCTAGTTTTTTCCAAGAAGTACCCAAGTACGCCAAGATAGGTTTCAGAGCAAACTTCAGTGGTGGTGGGATCATCGTGGTGGATGAGGCGATTCTTAACATCACCAATCAAGAGCCTGGATTAGATCAAGAGGATGAGGCACGCTACAGAGTGTCGGTTAACTTTGAAGGGCAGCACCTCAAGTCGTATGCAGTCGCCCATAGACTTCATGCGATAGAAGCTCCAGAGGCGGTGGCGCTGAGATGACTTTCGGGAGTATTGCGAGGGAAGTTAAACGGACACGATTAGATCGTGATACGTGGGCGAGTAACAGTCTGTTGATTATGTCGTATGACACGACAGGAGTGGGGGAGATAGAAACTGAATTGCTTGATTTCGGTGTTGTGTTTGAGTCTGCTCCGTTCTTTTCATATGGAGTAGAGCTGGTACCAGGAGAAACTCTTGTATCGGGTTCGTTCCCTGCCGTGTATTGCGGAGTGAAGGAATGGAAGCTGAGTGAGGTGGAGGGTGACCCCAGGGCTGAGAAGTTTTATCTTGGAGCCTTTTTGTGGATCAGTATCGACACGAGTGTTTCGTACAATTTGAGGTTCCGATTGTCGTTCGAAGGAATATCGTTCCGTAATGTAGAATATTTCAGAGGTTCAAATGGGTAAGACACAACATCTAGGTCTAAATAAGTTCGGAGCCGAAGGGCGTCTTTCGGATGAAGGATACAAATTCTCTTTGCGTGACCGGGAGCTGATCGACTCGATCCTGTTCACTTTGGGGAGACATGCACACGAAGAATCCGACGTTTCTGTTTTCGATGGGCCGACAACCGGTACAGCTCCGTTGCTGTCCACTGCCGATACGGGCGGGACACTTTTCGCTGGTCGCGACTACTACTACAAGGTTTCTTATGTAGATGTCAACGGTAACGAAACCGCTTCTAGCGCTGCTGGTCTGGTCAACACTCCCGATCCGATAGTCGCTCCCGACTCAGTTCTCCTGACCACTGCTACTACCGGCGGGACTCTGCTCGCTGGCACCTATAAGTACACCATTGCCTTCTTCCAGGACTCTGGTGGAGTGACCACTGCTCCTAACCGGTCGACAGTTTTGATCCCGACAGGAACAAGCACCAACACGGTGACCGTTCCCTTGCAAACTCTTCCTGATGGTGCTGACGGCTGGAAGATCTATCGGAAGTCACCAGGCGATATTGAATACTGGTTGCTGAAGACCATTGCCGCAGGTCCCAGCACCTATTTGGATGATGGGTCTGACGATCCTGATTGCACAAAGAAGACACCACCAGCCAACACGACCAACTCCACCAATACCGTCACCATCACGCTGAACAATCAGGCTTCTCCTTCGTGGCTTCCGCTCGACTCGCGGGTGGTCGGTTGGAGGATTTATCGGACCAGTACGGCTGGTTCTTATATAGCCAACAGTCTTGTTGCGACCGTGGTGGAGACCCTAACGGAAGGTGGAGGTGATCTTGTTACCACCTTCACAGACATTGGTGATCCTATGTCTCAAGGGCAACCTTTGGTTCAAACTGCCGTTCCTGAGGTTCCCCCACGACTAGACGCTTCTAAGATATTTGATGCGCTGAGTGGTGCGCTGCCCGCGTCCTTGGCACCGTTGGGTGTCGGTTCTCTCGACGTGTTCCTTCCAGGGACACTTTCAGCACAGGACTATCACCAGTTCGTTCCCCCGAACGATCTGACAGTGGAGCGTATCGACGCTTTCTATTTGACTGCACCGACGGGACTCACACCTTCAACTGATTTCTTGACGTTGCGTTTTGAAGATGACGCCACTCAAGACGAGATTCAATCCTTGTTCAATGATGCGGTGACTCAGAATGAGATTCAACTGCTCTTCAACGACGCTACATCGGGCACGTTTACGTTGGGTGATGGAACTGATACCACTTCTGCTATCCAGTTCGATGCTCTTGCTGACGATATTGAGACACGGCTTGAAGCTGACATAACTGCCATTACAGATGTGACCGTGGTCGGTTCGGGAACACCGATTGATCCGTGGAGCATTACGTGGGTTGATCCAGCGTCCATCAACTTTGTTCAGTTGACCGTTGTGGACACCCTTACTGGGGGAAGCTCCACCATCACTACCACTGTCGAAGGGTCAGACGGAGGGACTTTCACTTTGTCTGATGGGGTGGACTCGACTTCTGGCATAAATGCCTTTGCCGCGGGGTCGGTCCTCAAGACACGGCTAGAGGCGGACATCACCTCTATTACCACCGTGACGGTAACGGGCACGGGAACGTTGGCTGATCCGTGGGTGATCACGTTCAATAGTCCAGGCTCTCAAGATGTGGATCTTCTCATTGTCAATGATGGAAGCCTGAACGGTATTTCAACCATTGTGGAGACAGTTAAGGGGTTTGGGGTTACGCAGGTGGATCTGATCATTGATCAAAACCAAGCAGGCCACTTCTTCCAGTCACAACTCAATGAGTCGGGTACACAAGAGGCCGAAGATGCACCGGCTGTTGGTGGTACCCAAGTGTCTGACACTCTGGCGTTGAACGATGTGGCTATGGAACTCGACGCTCAAAACGAGAACAACTTCTGGCAAGTCGGACTGTTGTCGGTTGGAGATTATGCTTTCAAGTTTTGGGTGGCCGACACTGATCTGACTTCTACCTTCATCATGCGTGTGAACGAACTCACTGCTGAGACGCAGAGCTTGTTCAATAACTCGTCGACAGGTGATTTCACTATCACCTTCCAGAGCGAGACAACTGCTGCTATTCCTTGGGATGAAACAGCCGCCAACCTAGAGACAGCCCTCGAACTTCTCTCGAACATCAATGATGTTTCCGTTACGGGAGCTGGAACATCGGGTGACCCGTGGTTGATCGTCTTTGATAATCCTGCTGGGAACGTGGATGAGATAACCACTAACGATGCAGGCATGAACGGGTCTAGCACCATCGCTACTGACACTGCGGGAACTTCGACAGTTCTCGACTCACTGTCACTAACCCCAGCTCGTCCGGTCTACACACCGGAGTATTTGGTGTTCGTCACGTTGGATGGCACGGAGATAGTTCAGCTAGAGGTTGAGAAGACGGACACTGGGACGGACAAGGTGAGGGTGGACAAGTACGAATATGAGGCTCTGCTACCTGTTCTCAAGGCTGGGAGCAATGTGTCGGTGGAGATTCTGATCACAGGGACTCCTTCTACTAACGGTGACGACTTGCAGGTCACTCTCTGGCATTAGATCAGGGTGACGACCAATTCACCGGCAACGATTTCCACTGAATTTCCTGCGGTGACTGATAGCGGTGGGTTGTAGAGTTCAAAGATGAACATGTTGCCTTGTCCCTTGTTGGGGTTGTTGAGCAGACAAACGTGAGTGATGTCGCCCCAGTTCGATGTGGCCTGAGGCCAAGCTAGCAAGCTTGTATTGCTGAAGTTTGAGTCCCAAGAGACAGCTATCCGCAGGTATTCTGCGTTACTAACTTCATTCGTTAGCTGCCCAGCAGATGTTGGGTCAGCGTTCCATAGTCCTGCGTACCAATCGGTAATTGAGAATGGTTCTTGACGCAAGGCATGTCCAAGGACTAGGGATTCAAAAAAGTCAGTAGCAGCCATTATTTTTTGATGATTATTCTGTTCGGTCTAAAGATCTTCGTTTGGTGATCGCCACTTCTGACTAAGCCTAGACCTCGTGCTGGTTCCGGGCCGATGCTATCGAAGTCACCGGCAATGTTCACACGAAGGATGATACCGGCGGCTGCGTCGATTGTGATGATAAGGGTAACGAGCTGGTTGGTTTCAAGGAGTGTTCCTATAGCCGCAACCTTTGTTGCGCTTACTTCGATGAGGCTTTCTAGTTCAGCGAGCGTCCCGATATCAGCAATCTTGATACCTGAAATACCGATCAGGGAATCTATTTCTGCCAAGGTCGCAATGTCGATGGTTGCTGCGAGAACTGGTATCGGCAAGAGACTGTCTACTTCAGCCAGAGTGCCGACTGGAGCGACTTTGATTGGTTGGATACCGACCGGGGAATCTGTTTCAGCGAGGACACCAATACTGGCAATCTTCGCAGGAACGATGCTGATTGGTGCGTCCGTCTCCGCGAGCGTTGCAACGTCCTGAACGATTGTTACTCCGCTGGTTATTGCAATCAACGATTCTGTTTCGGCTAGTGTCCCGACTGCGATGAATTGACCAAAAGACAGAGCGAAGTCGTAGTAGAAAATGTCACCTGTCGTAGCAGCTACCAGAACCCCAACATTGTCCGAGTCGATTGACACCGCTGAGAAGCGTGTACGGCCTGCTAACCCTGAAATCTGTTGGCCTTCGTCGTTCCAAGTTGTTGCTCCGTCCACTCTGCTGGCAGCCCAGATAGCATCAGCAGCGTCATCAATCCACACGACCACCATGCGATTGCTGTGACCGAAGGCCATCACAGACTGCTCGTATGCAACGTCGTAGGCATCTCGGGTCGAGACTTGTTCTTCGGTGACGGTGGGAGTGTCCGCCGAGTTAAGGACTAGAGCCTTGATCCCGCCGCCATCTGCTTCGGGGTGGGCAGAGACAACGCGCCACGTTGAGCCGTTGTCGTAAGCACCGCCGTATCCCAAGCGAGCGTAATCCTCAGAGGTGTCGTCGGACGATGGCGCTGTTTCTAGCGTGTGGTCAGATCGCATGGTCCGCTGCCGGACCCCAACGGTTTGGTCGTTGGCCGATCCCTTCGCGTAGAACATGTGTTGTCGTCCGTCCGCTGAGACCATGTCGAACGGAGTGTTAGGGGAGCCGGTGATGGCCTTCCCTTGTCGGCTGTTGTTGTCCTCAATTAGTGGCTTGACCGATAGAGTGCTGATACCACCGTCGTCCATAACCTTGAAGGAGTTAGCAACCGATGTCGACTCGTTGCTTCGCATGAAGGGAAAGGTGTTGTGGACGGTCGCCGTGGCACCTACGCCGTGAGCTGGCGCAAGCGTGCCTAGGTCGACAGTCATTATCATCGCGTGAGTTGGCCCCATATTGTTGACAACGAAAGCCGACACCATCAGCTCACCGTCATTTGTCAGCTCCGAGTCGATGGCAATTATCTCCCTTCGGTCGGCAGCGACAATCTCGGCGTTGGCCGAACCGCCTCCCCAACTCCCGTTGAAGGCCAATTCAGCGACACAGAACTCCATAGTCCACTCTGACGGGTTGTGTCCGTCGGTGGGGTTGACAGCGGAAAACGCCCAGGCAAGTTTGGTACTTGATTCGATTCCCACCATCCAGGTCTTGCCGTCAGATATCCACGGTCCTGCCCTCCCCGAAACAGAGAGAGACAGATCTTCAAAGACGGGAGTGCCTAGGGCCGCTTTACTGGCGGGAACTCGTAGCTCAACCGCAGCCACTTCGACCGTACCCGTACCGAGTGCGGAGACGCTCAGGGCGATTCCCAGGTCGGTCAGGTCAATGTCATTAACTACGTCGTCGGGGCTACTAGCGGGGCTTGAGCTATTACTCATGATGAGGCCAACGTCAAACCAGGCGAAGGCGCTCGACAGGTTGGTGATCTGGCCGCCTGTCATCACAGGGTTGCCGGAGGAGACAACAAACATGTTGGCGGAAAGGTCGAGGGTTCCGGTGCTTCTGGCCCGGACTCGTATTCGCCAGCCGATATAGGAGTGCGGAGTGGCAACAGTGGGTAGTGTAAATTGAGCCGATCCGAAACTTGCCGTCGCTGTGATTTTGTCGGATTCCGACGCGGAGTCAGTGGGTTCGTCATCGACCTTCGACCAAAGCGGAGTGGTGATCCACAATCCGGTTGCGTGGTCGCTGATCGGCTTGTACGTGAGATAGGTCGGAGGCCCTTCTATTGGGATCAGAGCATTGGTTTCAGCCAATGTGCCGATGTTTACGACTGTGCCGGGGGCTTCTAGCTCAACGTAATCGACTTTTAATGCTCGGTTCCCAGTGACACCCATCACCCGAATCTGGAGGTCTTCGTAGTCAGTTATCGAGTCTGCTTCCCCAGCAGACAGCGTGGTTTCGTCGGTCTGTAATGTTGTCGAGTTGATCGTGTAATCGTCTGTGGCGATCAGGGTGCCTTGAGAACCTTCACTGACATACCCTTCCCGAAGTTCGATACGGATGGTCTTGCCACCACCACCACCGGAAGCTTTCGCCCATCGGATTCGAAGGATATGATCCGATGATGCTCCAACGTCAAGGAGGTTCGACAGGTCGACAGTGAACGGCTCGTCAACGGTCGGGGTAGTGTCCGATGTGACAACGAATCCATCTGGGCTATCTATGCGGGACCAGAGAGGAGTTGGTGCCCAAAGTCCTGTGTTGTCAAGATCAGAAATCGGACGTGCAAACTGAGCCATTGTTGTCGAAGCCTACTTGATTTCCTTCAAGCGAACGACCGAATTGCTAGTGTTAGGCTGCCGTTGTGTTGATCCGTCAGTCCAGACTCAAACAGTTCGCAAGCTGTCCTAGACAGTGGTATTACGAACATGTTTTGGAGTGGGCAGAGGAGAAGGTCGGGTCGTTGACCGTGCTGGGGAGCATTTGGCACTATGCGATGGAGGTGTACGTAACCCTTGATAATGATCTTGAGACAGCACTTGCGTCGTTCACCTATTACTGGGCGCATCCTTGGGAACTGGGCTACACCATTGATTTCTGGCATCGTCGGACGACGCATGACAGCTTGCTCAAGCGAGGCAGGAACATGCTGATCCGTTACGACGAACTCGCACCGTGGGAGGGTCGTGTGATTGGCACGGAGATAGGGTTTTCTGTCCCACTGGGTAGTCATACTTTGACTGGACATATCGACAAGGTGTTAGAGCATCCAGGGCAGCAGACAATCCAAGTGGTGGATT